GCGCAAGCCCAGGAAGAGACGAAGGCGCTTGGCGGCCTATTGAGCGCAGGCAAGGATTTGGCGGTAGCCGGATTGACGGGAGGCGTTGGGTGAATTGAGAATTGAGAATTAAGAATTAAAAATTAAAAGTTAGGGATGGGAGTTCTTAGCGATAGAAATAAGAAGAAAGAGGCAGAACCGGTTGTTAAGCAGGAGACGAAGCCTGTTGAAGAGAAGCAGGAAGAGACTGTTGTTGTGACAAACCAGGTGCCGGCGGTAAAAGTGTCGGATTGGAACAGTTTGAGCAGCTATGATGAGGCTGCCAAGGTGGATCCGAACCTGACCCGTGCAGGCTGGATGCACGAACATGCCAAGTGGCGCACAGAAAACAACATGCCCGAAATGAGCTATTCCGAAGTGCTTGCCGGTATGGGCGTTGGCGATCCGTACAAGACGAAGGCGCAGGAAGATGCCGAAAAAAAGAAGGTGAAACGCGCCAGTGTGCTAAATGCCCTGGGCGACGTGTTCCTGAACCTGTGGAATGTGGGCCGTACACAAGCCGGCAATCCAGCTATGGAGTTTGCGGGAGTAGGCGAGCGAGGCCGGCGACGTATAGAGCAGATGCGACAAGGTTACGACCGCATAGCCAAGCAGAATTACAGCGTCTATATGGATGCCTACAACCGCGACAAGGCCGCCCGTGATGCGTTGGCCGCCGAAGCAAGAAAGCAGAAAGCTGCCGCCGATTTGGCTGCAACCAAGCATCAATACAGTTTGGAGTTAGAAGGCGAGAAGCAGAAGGCTGCCGACGCAAAAGCCAAAAGAGAGCATGAAAACAGGTTGGAACTGGAAGACGTTAAGGCTAAAAATGCCGCTACGCAAGCCGCTACCAAGTTCGAGTACGATAAAAAGATAGCCACTATACGAAGCCGTGGCGGTGGTAACAGTAGTAACGACTACTTAGATGTATATACCGCCAATGGCAAGAAGCGCCGATACACGAAAGCTGATAACGGTGCCAACTGGGTGCATCAAGCCTATCAGGACATGATTAAGGAGACCGGCGGCGATGAATCGCCCTATAAGGTAAGTGGCATCGGTTTGGGTGGTAACTATGTGCCGGACACGAAAGAAATGTATGATGCGGTAACCAGGTACAACAACGATGTTGAGGCTAACAATGAGCTGAACCAATATAAACGTGGTGGCAAAGCGGCTCCGTTGGAATAGGGCGGACGCAGCACGCTACATCCCTACATAAATAATGAAAAAGGTGCTGTCCTCGCGGATGGCACCTTTTTTAATTAGGCATAAATAAAAACAATAATTGATAAAAAACATGATTTATTGATAAGAAAAAGCGCAATCCTCTCGGATGGCGCTTCGTCTGTAATTAATCCTTCTAACCTAAATCTAATACCATGAAAATAAAACTGTGATTGCAGTGCAAAGGTATATATCACGGTGATAATTACGGCATATTGTTGGAAAAGATACACCAATATTTACCTTTTCATGCGCAGATAGTCTTGCTGCCAGCGCAACGTGCGCTTTTTCAGCTCTTCCTGGCTAATGGCCGGCGCCCCGTTCTTGGAGCCGGTATAGTAGTAGGCACGCTCACGAAATTCCTCGTACTTCATCGGTTTGGTGAAGCGCCCGCGCCGGCGTAGGTATTGATAACTGTCGCCATGTCCCTTGCGCATGAAGTAGGTTAGCGTGATGAGTTTGCGCTGTGCCGGGTCGAAGAATACAAATCTTCGCTTGCCATCTTCCAGGCGAAGGCGCTCGGCTTCTTCGATGGCTTTGTGTAACATACTTGAAGCTTCCAAGAGCTTCTTTGTCTTGCTGAATGAAAACAGCGTGCGGATGAAATTCAGTACTTTCATAATTATTTAGTGTTATAGTGAGTTAGTGTTATAGTGAGTTAGTGAGTTGGTGTTATAGAATTTTCTCTATGCCGGTAGTGGCAGCTTGCACGCGTGCCATGCGTTCGAGGCGTTCCTTGTGCGTGGCCCGTCGGCGGCAGGGATAGCGATGCCACTCGAAGCGCGAGACATACAGACCGATGGCGCGAGACATGACGCGGTCGTCGTGCTTGCCCGGGATGGCCCCGTACTTGTTATTCGGGAACTTCATATAGTAGCTACATTCCTTGGCCGCTTCGACGTTTCGCTCGATGTAGAGCGTGTCGCGTATGCACTGGCCCATGTACTTGATGATGGAAACCTTTGTAGAGCGGTTGGTATTGAAGCCCCAGCGCACTTCGGCATTATTTCCGCCCTTATCGAGCTCGGAGCGGTTGTGCGAATAGACATTGTCGTATAGCGGAATGAGGATAGGAAAGAAAAGTTCCGATACATTATCCGTATCGACGTCGTTCAGCTTGCTGTATGCCGTATTGTTTTCGATGATGAGCAGGCCATCGTTGTAGTAATGCGCCAGCTGTGCGCACTTGATGGCAAGCAAGTCCGGATCGGTGTGTCCCCACCATTCCGCCACCACCCGCGGCCCGGCATCCTCGTTGAGCGTACCATCGTCGGATAGCATCATGTCGGAGCGGTCGAATACCGTAATGCACGAATAGTCGGACGTCTTGTACTTGCCGCCGATATCCACCGAAAGGAAGTATTGGTTGATAAGGTCGCTACCCTTGTCGGGATATTCCCATATATAGAGCGGATCGCCCGCGCGTGATTCCAGGTGCAGCGCTTCCAGTGCGGCAGGGCCCTTGGGCGCATTGCCGTATATATCGCCGTTGAACACCGGTTTGCGGCAGCGCTTGCGCATACGTTCCACCTTGTAGGAATCAAATTCGAGCGTTCCGGAGTACTTAAACGCTTCGATTTCGTCGGACGGATATTCCTGCTGCATGTCCTGGATATCGGTGTATTCGCGCATCTTGTTGAAGTACCAGTAGATGCCTTGCAGTGTGGCACCAATCGTCCAGAGCCAATAGAGGTAAGCGTAATGGTTCTTTGTATCTTCGCGTCGTGATATGAGCGTATAGGCCCATTCGGCGAGGTTGTCCGGATCCATGCGGTACTGCTCTATCTCCCACCAGGCGACGAACAGCGGTTCGAAGGCCGATACCTTTTCGCCGTGGTCGTCGTATTCGTGCGCACGGTCCCATTCATCCTTGTAGAAGTTCTGTCCGTTGGGCGTAGATTCATATACGATAACCGTGTAGGGCTTGTACAGAATACCCGAACAGGAAGATTTCACCTGCTTTTGCGGGTTCATCTTCTCCGTTTGCGGCCAGAAAGCCACCTCGGTACAGTGGGCCATGGAGCTATCGCCACCACGCGCACCTTCCGGGTTCATGGCCGTGGCCGTCTTGATTTTTGCGTTTCGTGCCGGGATGAGGCTGATGTTTGTTGTACCACCACCTTTGATTTTTGGCTGTGAATCGTCGAAGCCGATGCCATCCTCGTAGAAAAGGAAGTCAGGCAGTTGCGTGATAAGCTTGATGTACATATCCTTCACCTCGGCAGCCGAATCGCCCTGATGCCCGACAATGATGCTATTCCATGACTTTACCCAGAAAAGTTGAATCCATGCCAGGTAGATTTGTGTACAGGTAGAGCCACCCCACTGACGAGCCTTCAGCAGAATGACGCGAATAGGCTTGTTGTCGCGCCGTTGGTTCTCGAACGTCTCGGCCAGCTTGATTTGTGGCGGGCGCAGCTTGAAAGGAATATCCTCGCCACCCTCTTTGTTCTTGATACGGGCGTAGGCGTAACAGAAGAAGTAGAAGTCGTACTTCGCCCAAGTTTTCAGGAAAGAGCGCATCACAGTGTCGCGCAGCTCTTCGGTATAGTCGCCATAGATGGAGTAGCAAAGCTCTTCGATGCTCTTCAAGCGGGATAGCTTATAGATGAGGCCGACGGAAAACATTTCGAGCGGTACGTTAAGCACCGCTTCTTCGCCCAGGAACAAGTCCTTTACCACCAGCTTGCGACGCGGACCCGGCGCACCTTCGCCGTTCATGGGGTTGTAGTCGCGGAAGAGCGTGAGCGAGCGTTGCTGATTATCGTTGAGCATCTTGTGTACCGCCGTGACGATGGTAGCCCCCCAACGCGCCTGATACTGCTGTAGCGACTTCTTCGTTATCGTTCCGTGCGTTGCCATACGTTATATATTTTGCGTGAAACATAGCCCGCCACCAACATGGCGAAATGCCATGAAGCAGCAATGCCCGGAATAAAGAAGCTGCCCGCCACCAGGGCGAGGAAGCGCAAGCGCCGTTCCTTCATCATGCCCGGCAGCAGAAAGCCCCAGTACCAAAAGATGATAACGCTCCAGCCTATTACGTTGGTAGCCGCACCGATGCCTGGCAGCAGGAAGCTGACAAGTACAGAGAAAAGGTAGGCCACCAGTGTGCGTGCCGGCGTGATGATTTTCCACAGGAGCGCCCAGGCGAAACCGTTGAGCGCCCAGTGCAGCCAGCCGGCGTGAGCGAACATATATATATAATGTGTATAGATGGGCGTATCGCTCCCTACGGCCATGTGCTGGCTGAGCGGCAACAGCAGCAGTAGTGCTGTGTAGAATCCGAGGGAGTGACGCATTTTCATTTTAGTGATATAGTGAGTTAGTGATATAGTGAGTTAGTGATATAGTGAGTTAGTGATATAGTGAGTTAGTGATATAGTGAGTTAGTTGGTTGGTGATTTGGTGAGTTTATTGAGGATCTTCATGATGCTTTTTGTGGATATGCCCAGTATGATGGCCGGTTGTTGCAGCACTTCGAACACTACATCCTTCATGTTCCGACCTTCGCGCGGGTATTCGTCGCACCGGCGGACGAAGTCGAGATAGAGAAGCTTTTTGTGTGGCGACACCACTTCGATATCGCCGTACATGATCCATTGAAGATATACCACATAGCCCCGTTCCTCGGACATGTAGAAACGCGGTGCGGGCATGAGAGAGATTTCCTGACAGATGTCAAATGCGGAGGTGTGGTGACATTCCTTTTTAATGTTATTGAACATTTGCAGCAGCAAGCGGTTTCGCTCGACTTGTACTTCGCTGATAGATCCTTTGTGGCGCACTTCTTAAATTGAGAATTAAAATTAATAATTAACTTCCTTCGGTCGTTCAAAACCTCTTTGGATTTTTAACAATCAAGGAATAGTAATAATTGGCGGACGCAATACGTTGCGTCCCTACAACGTGAGCAAAATTATATATCAATTTCGCATTATATTCAGAAGAGGGGTGTAACATATACTAATTTTGGCACAAAACAACATGATAGGGTAATTTTGAATTATGAATTTTGAATTAATATGGCAAAGAAGATACAGTATGTAGAGTATGTGGTTTGCGACGATCCGATAATGGGTAGGATTGTTGTGAGGCACTTTATTTAGTGATTAGTGATTAGCGATTAGCTATTAGTGATTAGCGATTAGTGAAATAGGAAACTACTATTAATACATATATATATGAATGAAGAAGAATTGAAGAAGAAAGAAGAGCAACAGGCGCAGCAGGCTGCAAAGCGTGGCTGGCGTGATGTTGTGAAGGAGCGCAATCCAGAGCTTGACCTGGACGATGAAGCCGCTACCGGTGATTACCTTGCCGATACATTTGCCCGTTACGATGAGGCCGAGACCGGCCGCAAGGCGATGAATGATGTACTTGCCAAGGATCCGATGGCGCCCGGTCTGTTTCTTGCCCTTTCGGAAAGCGAAGGCGAGCCCGGCACCCTTGTGGGCTACCTGCTCGAAAACTATTGGGACGAGATTTACAACACCGGCAGCAAAGAAGAAGCTATCGCGAAGGCTAAGGCCCGCGACGCCCAGAAGGCTAAGGATGCTGCCGAAGATGCCAAGAAGAAGGAAACGGCAGAAAGCAACCTGAAAGCCAGCGACGAAGCTTTGACCGAAGCTGCCAACGAAGCTAATGTAGATGAAGCTAACGTAGCTAACATGCTGACCTGGCTATATGGTGAAGGCGATGCGCCCGGATTGGCACACCGCATCATCACCCACCAGCTTGACAAGAACGATTGGTTGAAGCTGCTCCATGCGTTTAACCAGGAGAAGGCGCTGGATGCCGCCCGTAAGGAAGGCCGCAGAGAAGTGAAGAATGCCCGCGGTGCTGCACACCGACAAATGGATGTACCTACCGATCTGGGCGGCGGTGCGAGTGGCGGCGGTGTGACACGCGAAGAGGATCCGACGATGGCGGCGCTTGACCGGATGAAGCCGAAATACTAATTAAATTAAAAATGAAAAATTAAGAATTAAAAATTATGCGGACGCAGCACGCTACGTCCCTACATAGAGAAATACCTATTTTATTTAATCATTGTTTAACTAAAAATGTTTTTGAAATGAGAAAGTTACAAAAAATGTTTTCGTTTTTGCTTTCTGTAGCCATCATGTTTGTGATTGGTGCTACAGCGAGTGGATTCAGTGTTGCGGCTGAGGTTACTGATGGCGATGCCGTGAATGATCTTGGCGGCGGCGGTAAGGTTGTGTCCGGCGCATCGAGCGTAACCGCTAACGAGAAGATTCAAGATACCGAATGGTATTTGAAGGAGGTAAACAAGAAAATCGTAGAAATGAAGTTTACCGGTACGCCTATCGACCAAATTCTGCGTACAGCCACCTTCAACAAGAGTGATAGTATTGTAGTGAAGTACTACAGCGTTGGCCAACGTCCGCTTCGCGCCACCTTAAAGACCAGCACCGAAGCCATGGCAACCGAAACACCGAAGGCCATCGAGTTGGAAGATAACACCATTATCGGCGCAATGGACACCCTGCTTGTATTGAACGCGGATGGCTCGTTTGTGAAAGGCTATGTGAACAACGTAGAAGATCCGGAACACCCCTTGATGTTGCGTGTACACGCCATCAATAGCGAAACCAACCTGCCTTTGGTATATGCAGTAAACGGCCAGACAAGCACCAACGGCAATCCGTTCCTTATTCCAGCCCTTGAAGCCGGTACAGTATTCTTGCGAATGGGTAGAGCAGCTGCCGAAAAGGATGTAAACACCGGCCGTTACTACCAACTTCCTTCACCAACTGAGCAATATTGCCAGAGGTTTATTATGCAGGTCGAGCAAACTGTTTACGACCGCTTCAGCAAGACCGAAGTAGATTGGAGCTTTACCCGCGTTGAACGCATGGCTATGGAAGATATGCGTATCGGTATGGAAGCATCCGGTTTGT